TTTCCAACATTTTCATTCGCGAGGAATATTGTATGACCATATTTCTTTATCAATTGATCATTCAACAATCTGATCGTGACTGGTCCTTCGCGTTCCCAATCTTCTGGAGTAATCATTTCGAACTACGTGTATCCTTCCCGATATTTCGCTTATGATATACATAGAGCGCAAGAGCATTCCACGCTACGGCGATCATATGATGGGATTCGGTTTCTGCATCGTAATCTTCACCGGAAGCCCATGCCCAAGCGTGACGCTCCATAGAAGCGAAGCACTTGCCCCAATCCATACCACGTTCCCAATTGCGGTCGGCATACTTCTCAGATCCTTTACGATAGTGGTCCGCCAGAGCAATGAGAGCTTCTGGAGGCATCAGATCGAACCGAGGCTTGCCTTCGTTATACCTCAATCCTTCTCCGTCCGCTACTACTTTTTTTGCAAGGACGACAGTATCAGGATTATATACTTCTTCAGTAGATTGGCTCAGAAGAAAATCTACGTTAGGCTGTTTATATTCTCGAGCTTTCTTGCCAGATCCTCTGTGATATGCTTCATCGTCGAACATTACATCTGACATTTGATCATCGTATTTCATCAATCGCATCCTTTGCCAACTACATGAGAACCGTCTTTATCGGTAGACCCAAAGATCTTATGAGATACCCAACCCTTCGGGCAAGCAAAACCCCATTCACGAACTCGTGGGCCTGTGATAAATAGTGTCCATACTGGCCGTTCTTCCTCAACAGTGTCTCCACAATTAGGGCCGACTTGGCGATAGAGTTTAAGAAGTTCTACACGATGCAGAGCTTTCGGCATTCTAAAATAGAAATGACCTTTTCTTCGCCAGAACCTTCCTTTCGGAGTAACTTCTATATATTCTCCTTCAAGAAGAAGACTCATGTTGATCCAAGGATGGTCGTGCAAAGCTCTATCGTCATCTGATCTCAGAAAATGATGCAGGTAGATGTTGAAGATGGGATTACGAGGAATTACCCACCAACGATGAAGATATGGATTGGCTTTTGAACCAATCGTGACGTCAGGCTCTCGATTGCAAATCTTACGGAAAAATTCAAGCATCGTAGTCATCATTGAATATCAGTAGGTCGGGAAATTCCCTCCTAGTCCTTATAGCACCGATGATTGTTTTGAAAAATTCCATCCAACCCATGTTTGTGATGACTGCCGCCAAAGATAGACCAGCGACCATTTTCAGGACCATCTTATCTTTGTCTGTACGATCACCTTCCCAATCAAATCGAGCAATAATATCCTCAATTCCATCTAGAACTCCTCCGACTAATCGAAGAGCCTTTTCATCTGTAGTCTCAGTCATCAAACATATCCTCTAATGAAAGCGTCTTCGCTTTGGGTTTCGCATTCGGATGCATACGGTAAGTCTCTTCTTCACCGATTTTCGACTTACAGAACTCGAACCATTCAGGATCGTTTTCCCAACCAGCCAGAACACCGTTGAATTGGTTTCTTCCGGCGCATAATACAGGATCGGCTTTTCTCATTTCGATGAATTCATATCGAGCATCTTCATACTCTTTACTACCAGTTCCAATCAGACCTTCTCTGAAGTAACAGACAACCGAAATACGATGTCCATCAATTGGAGTATTACCATGAATGATGCTGTGATTAGCAACAAGAAGAAGATCGCCTGGTCTAAGATTAATGGCAGTTCGATACTCCGGGAGGACAAGAAGCCCACCAGTGAAATCAGATTTACCGTCAGTAATAACTGATAGATTAGAGAAGCCGGACCCCAAATCTCCTGCGTCGAGATGAGCCGCTGTTTGAAACGACTTATTGACCGTGACAGTGGTGAAAACAGTTCCTGGTAGAACGAAACGATGATCAATGGATTCACAAGCTCGTTTCTGGTTTGCATAGCGAGTAGGTAGGTATTCACTGAAAGCCTCCGAAAGACGTTTGAGGTATGGAAATGCTTTCGCGAATTGTTCTGGATGCTCGCGATTGTAAGCACATGGGCGGACGTATGGATATCGGGGATATCTGTCGAAGAATCCTGCGACTCCAGAATGCGCATGATTGGCGTAAGTCGAAGTCGAGATGTATCGATCTTCTACGAATTCCGCAGCAGCTTTCTGCTCGTGCGCAGGAAGTTTTCGCGTCTCTTCGAGCCATGTATGCCAATTGAATTCGTCTTCGACTGTCGAATGAATCAGCCACATATTTCCGTGACCGGGCGCATCATAGCGACCTTCGTACTCGTCGAGTATTTCTTGAATAGGATCATAACCAGGAAGAGGCGTCTTACCCTTCATCATGGTCGCAAGGATCTTCTCCTGATAGGCAGTTACCCAGTCGCGATTACCGATCTTCATCTTCTTAGGACCAGCGGCGAGGCCACGATTATTCGACATTCCGTCGGCAACTCTTGCGAGACCTTCGTATGCTCCAGTGAGCTCGACTTTCGGGAAGTAATTTTTGATGAACACGAAACCAATGCGGTCTTCGTTTAGTTCTTCATCGAGCGAATTGTTCTCGATATAGAACATCGTATCTGAATCGACTACTGTATCGTAGTGACTTTCGTCCAGAAACTGACCTAGTAGATGATCGGAATTGATTTTCTTAGAAGCGACTATTGTTTGCATTGGTTATTCCTTAAGGTTGGAGCAAGTATAGCTCGTACCATGTAAGTAGTAAATCAATTTTTGATGACTACCACATCATTTTTATTGAGCCCTCGAAGCTTCTCAATCTGCATCTCGAGTTCTTCAATATCATACCATCTAGACCATCGTTCGAATTCAACTACATACCAAAACACATCAGTCTTGAGTTTTTCATGAATCTCTTCGTATGTGATGTATACCTTCTTTTTAATTTCTACAAACTGGCATAATGCGCTATATATTTTGAATTTCGTAAAAATATCTACGATCATGATTGGCATAAGAGCAAGCAGGACAACAAATCCTACAAGTTGAATAGACAAATGTCGGTAAATATCATCAGCCTGATACCGAATCTTACCAGTCGTTGGCAAAGATTCATTTATCGCCTTTGCCGCGTCTGTTTTAGCTGCGAATTTATCAGCATAGATTTCAAGCGCGCGCCATGCAGGAACATGAATTTCTTTAATCATAGACAAACTGCTCCAATTGAGGCGGAGAATACAACGAAGATTTCATGACCTTACCATCTTCCCGCCAGATCACATTTCCATTTTCATCGAGCTTGCTCATGTTCGAACGATGAACTTCGGCAAAGCACTTATCAGCATCGATACCTATCTCGACGAAAGATCCATACACAAAGTATAGGATATCTGTAAGAGCATCCGCGACGGCGACTAGATCCGTAGATTCGCGTTGTGGTCTTTGTTGACGAACAGTATTCAATACGGTTTCGAGAACTTCAGCGTGTGCTGGATCATATCCTTGAGCTACTAAAAGCTCAATGAGCTCTTCAACGATGAATCCATTCCGAAGCCATGTGCGTTCTTCTGAAAGATCTTGAGGAGAGTCCGCAATTGGTAAAGAGAAAGTCTTGTGGAACTCTCGAACCATTTCAAAATTAGTCATAGATAGTACTCGTGTGCAGCATTGTCGCATTCCTTGATAGCTTCGTCTAAACTGTCGAACGTATCGCCCTCGTGATGGATCCCACTTTCTGGATCAACACCCGCTACGTCACAAATGGTGAATTTGTTTGGATCATCATAATTTTCGATAACGAAAAATTCGTTTACCGAATATAGTGCATATTCAGGAACAGGATTCATATACAAATCTTGAAAGCTGTTGATTCTGATTTTATTACTATCACCGTATCCAGGAGCTTGCTTGACTGACATATCGAAGTCCAGGAAGAAGAAATCAATATTACCGATGCCCCAAGCTCTAGCCTTAACAACGCGGCCCAAGACTTCGAGAATTTCAAAATCTTTGTGTTCATCGATCGCATCGAGAATTTCGTGGTGATTGAAAGTAGTCGCGCATCCATCCGGATAGAACAGAATATCGACATCCTTTCGCAGACCCTGCTTATAGAGCACTCCGCCAGTCAGAGCGACGTGAGCGCCGAGCGGACTCACCAAAAGCTCTAGCTGTTGGCACAGTTTTTTCGCGTTCTTAAAATCCCAGTTCATAGATAATCCTCACTTTCCCACTGTATATTTCTGAACGATGTTCCATTTACTCTTGTCTTTGAACGGTACGACTTTGATCTCATTCGTCGGAGCTCGCTCGTCGATCATAGATTCAGTAACGATTTCCACAAGTCCCCAATCTTTGAGAAGATTAGCGATGGCATTACGACGTAGGCGATCGTTTTCATCGAACGTCGTATCTTTACCATCTAGCAAAAACATCTCTTTGAAATGAACGATGTAATACTTACCCTTCTTATGAAGAATCAGACAAGAGGGATAGAGAGTCGCCGTCTTTCTGTTAATCACGCCGATACGCGTAAGCGTCTCGCGGACAACATTAAACGAATCACTCTTAGGTAACTTTACTTCAATGAACGACGAAAGTAAAGGATTATTTTTCTCTGCTGTCATGATTTTGATACTCCGCCGTCTTTAGCTGCATAATGAGCTCTTAGAGTTTCTAGTTGATTAGTAGCTTCCAACAGTTTGTAGACTTGCCGAGCTTTCTGAATACCATACCCATAGGTCTGCTGAATCATATTCAAATCGGCATCTTCGCTAGATTTTGCCCACCGACTGAACCGTTTCTTTGGACGGATGGCATTCAGATAGAACTCATACTGAGCCTTGTTTGGAATACCTGATCCGTAATTGAGCTCGTTCGCGTAAAGAACCGTGTCCTGAAAATATGAAAACTGTCTGTTGATTATATACGGGACATATTCTTTATCAGCTTGAGCATTCGATTCTGGATGCTTCAGAAAGAGATTTATCTTCTCTTCACTGTTAATGCTGTTGACATATTCGAATAGATTCATCGGATTGTGAACGTAGTTCCAGGAGGATATGGAACGTAAATCTTCAGATTGTCGAACACAACCTCGAGAATCTCTGTTCGTTCCTGAAGTCCAGTAGCAGCTTGATTAGCCTGGGACTTGCTGTTGAAGAACATGGCGTTAGTAAGCCAATTAGTCCAGCAGCACATTGCCTCACCGCCGTGATAGAACGAGCCCGTCTCTACGTCGCGAATAACAAATTTACCACCGTGCATAATCTACTCCTTGAACTGACAATCGGCCATGACTTCAGCAGAGAATGCTGCACGATTGACCTGAAAGTCCACGATAGTCGCTTCAGCTAACATATACTTCTGAAGATGTAGCACAAGCTGCGGGATAGATTCCTTCGCGAACATATCACTGGCAGTATCGTAGAATTTACGATAGAAGTCTCCAGTCGAGATATCTTCGTTTTCAGCAACCCATCGACGAGCTTTCGTGAAGTTACGCGCCTTCAGGTAGTCCGCGAATTCCTTGAAACGTTCTTCTTGGAAGTCGGTTAGAATACCCGAATCGATCTGTCCACTTGCTGCATAAGTCTGTAGCTCCACCAGAACGTGACGACAATCAGGGAAGTGCTTACCAATAAGGGCAGCAACTGCTTTCGGATCATAGGGAACATTCTCCTCTTTCAGAATGGCTTCGACACGCTTCATGAACTTAGGACCGAGCGCGGCAATTTCTTTTTTCGTGATGTTGAACTCTACAAGACTCATTCTCGAGAGTAGTGGATCGATGATCTTGTTTTTGAAATTACAAGTACCGATGAAGCCACAGTTCTTCGAGTATTGCTCCATGAAATTACGCAGAGCAGGCTGAGTAGAGTTCGGATTAAGGTAGTCCATCTCGTCGAGAATAACTACCTTTCGCCCACCATGCATAGAAACAGTCGAAGCAAAGTTCTGAATTTCTACTCGAAGGGTATCAATATTACCGCTCATAGATCCGTTGATTTCTAGGAAATCAATATCAAGCTCGTGGCATAGAGCTTTCGCGACAGTAGTCTTACCTGTACCAGCCGACCCAGTGAGTAGTAGGTTCGGGACTTCATTCTTTTCAACAAACTTCTTGAAAGTATCTTTCAGACGTTCAGGCAGAATACAATCGTCGATCTTATTGGGACGGTATTTTTCACACCAAAGCAAATTTTTTGGATCTGTTTTTTCAACCATTATTAAATATCTCCTAAATATAATGTGGATCACGATATTACTAGTATCTACCCACTCTAAGTCTCTACTGCTTACACAGGAGTTCTCAGCATGGATATTTATGGAAAAATATATCAGATAACAAACAAAGTAAATGAAAAAATTTATATTGGTAAAACTCTGAAATCTTTAGAAGACCGATTCAAACGCCATTATTACAGTTCTAATGGTCCAAGACCAAAAACATACTTACATAAAGCTATCAAAAAGTATGGTATTGAAAATTTCGAAATTTCATTACTAGAAGTGGTAGACGCAACTACAATAAACGACAAAGAAAAAGCGTATATTAAACATATGAATCCCGAATATAATATGACTATAGGCGGGGATGGAGGAAATACGTCATCTTCACCAAACTATATTGAAGGTATGCGAAATAGAGATTTTAATGGCTCTAACAATCCTATGTTTGGTAGAAAAAGAAATATATCTAAGCAACAGTTAGATAAGGCACACAAAGCAGCTTCTATAGCTAACAAATGCGCTGTTATGTGTGAAGGGATTTATTATAATTCTATTCATGAAGCTGGATTGACTTATGGTTCAGAAAAAAGAATCAGAAGACGATTAGATGATCCAAAATGGCCTCAATTTTATAGATTACGAGAAAAAACTAAAAGAAAACTAGTCTTGCAGGAACTGAGGGTCTTCTCCTTTCGGAGTGATATTTTGAACATCAGTCCATTGTCCTGACGCAAAAATAGCAGCAACGGTGCGGCTGGCTTTATCTTGCCAGAAAATCAAAGAACCATCTGATCTAATTTCCCATGTTTCGGCAATGATAGTCTTTTTAGAGGCATACCCATTGGTGTTTGTATAAACTTCATACTTGCTCATTTTAGCTCTGATCTCCTTGATTTCTTCTATCCATTTTTCCTTTTCAGGATCTTCGCAGTCTGGTTGATTTGCGACCGTATCGAATTTCTTCGCCGCTTCGATGAGTTTCATCAACTCATCGATCTGCTCTGGTGTAAGAATTGGCGCTGGTGTATACGGAGTCGGTCGAGGATACCGAGGATATGGAGTAATTGGGGTTGTTTCTATATCCCAAGGATTCCAAGGGAGTTTCGCAGGTTGTGGCCATCGGTCTCTTCCGTAATCCAAAATGTTAGAAACGATGCACATTAGAATTCAGATGCGCCTGCTTCTAGAGCAACGAAATATTCAGCCTTCTGAGAAGTGAACTTCGACAGACCCTTCTTCATGATCTCGACCGTATAGTCATCCGGCAGGAACTTGAGATATTCGATCTTGAATACCGCA